ATTCCCTATTACTCCACTTGATGACAATGTGTTCGTTACTCCGCATGACTTAATTAAAACATCTGCTGATGTGTAACTCTTGATTCCAATATGTGATAGTGATGCAGGAGAACTCCCATCTGCTACCCAATACAACCAACTGTAATCACCTGTTAATTGATTCCTTGCGCCTGTGAACCTTGTAAGCCATGCGCCTGAACCTTCCATTGTATAGGCTTCTTGATTGTATGTTTGTGATTCTAAGAAGTCTAACACACCATTCCAAACATATTTTACTACTGTTTGTGTTCTGTTTAAATATTGAACTATTGTAGTTCCGAACTCCTCACCAAATCGGACATAGTATTCCTTATAGCTATTTGCGTTGGTTTGAAAACTTAAAGCAGTTCTATCAATATCACTATTAACATAAGCTTCAATTATCCTACCTATATTAAATACACCACTTCCATAGGTAGGATTCGCAGGTGCTTTCAGAGTGATTACATCACTACCTATATACACCTGTGCAATGTAATTAAAGTTCGTCTGTCCGTTATTGCTAGATGTTACAACATAAATCTGATCGTTGTAAGCAGGTGCATATAGTGATGGTTGCTGTGAAATTGAATAAGCCATTTATGTTATAAAATTTATTTCAATATCTTTTTTTAATGCTTCGGATATTTCTTTTGTTAGTCGCTGTTTTAAATCTTCATTAATTACATTGGTAAAAAAATGCGTAGGTCTTAATCCTCTTTTCTTAATGTTAGCACCTATTGCAAATGCAAAGGAATCTAAAGCATTCTTTTTATTTATTTGTTTTAATCCTTTTTTTATTTTCTTTGACAGTTTACCTTTCCCTGCCACCTTCTCAACTTTCCTTTGTCTTGATATACTCATTGCAGGGCTTAATCCTCTTGCAGCAATAAATTTTTTCATTGCATCTAAAGGGATTCTTTTGCCTGTTTTTTTAAACTTATATTGTGAGCCTTGACTTGTAACAGTTCCATCAACACCTTCATCAACGAATACCCAATAATCATTCATTCTAATTTCAAATGAAATATTATTCGCTTCTACTTCAACACTGCCATCAATACTCTGCAATAAATCACCAGGCTGATCCCTATTTGCATTTATTAAACTCTCTCGCAAATCCTGTATTAAATCAGCCCTATACTTTAAGAATATATCCTCAACTGTCTTAGCGACAAATGCCTTATCAACTATTATTTTATCTGCTCTTTCTATTGGCATTTCTTATCGCTATTTGATTTTGTTCGTGTTCCCATTTTTGTTTGTCTTTAAAAAAAGAAATACAATTTAAAAACTCAATAATATTCATCGATGTAAAGAACTCCCATTTTGTCCTATCGTGATTTGAAAGGCTATCTAATATTAAATGCCACCCCCAGTACTCTTGGAATCCTTGGCTATTATTTTTTTCAGTTGCTTCCTCGCCTTCTTCGTTTGTAATTCCGAATAGTCCAGCGTAGCCTTTGCTAAGGTTTGCCAACTCTTCAAAAAAAAACCTGATAACATCATTACATCGTCCATCATTAAGTTATCCTCAACTATTTTAGCAGTTTTGTTCCTGCTCTCTAGCGTTTGGCAATCCTTTTCATAACAACTTTTCTTTTTAAACCTAAAAAAATTAACAGGGTGCAGGAAGATGGCAATTATCTTAGGCAGATTTTTTGTAACATCTGATTTCTCTTTAATCATAGAAGTTAAATCAATATACTCCCCACCTGTAATCTTCTTTAAATTAGTATTAATATTGAACCTATGTCCACCTATTTTAATAGATTGCTTTATGTGTTTTGTTGGCGGTTTGGTATAAATGAATTGGCATTCCCTTATTGCTTGTTTTAAGAGTGATAGTTCCATAGCACATAGTAAGTCCTCGCTAGTATTAGATAATACTGCTAAGACTTTAATTTGCTTGTCTAGTTCATCCATATCAATAGCTGATATGTCAGTAATCTCGATGTATTGTTTTAGGGATACTTCCGCCCAGTTATTTGCTACCTTCATAATTTAATATAGCAAATCAAATGACTTTTGCCCATCGGTAGAACAAGCGGAAACAAAGGAAAGTAATGTTTTTTTTATCCCATCGAATAAACTCCCGAAGATTTTAATGACTTCAAAGCATTGTAGCCGATAGCAGATGCCATCACTCCGTCATCGTGGAAGCCATTAGGGGCTGAATAACGAACTGATTTTGTCTTTGGGTTGTATTCGTATGTGAACAGGTCAAGCTCCTTTAATAGCCAGTCTTTATCAATGAAGCGAACCTCTTTGTTTTGATTAGCAACAACAAGCTGCTCGATAATATCCTGCTTTGATTTCGATGTGGTTACAAATGGTTTGATTAAGTTAGAATCATTAACCTTTGATTTGACTTGCTCATAGATTGGATCACCTACTCCATTAACCTCCACAAATGTAAAGCAGTTGAACTCATTAATACGTTGTGTTACCTTGCCTACTATATTCGCCCATGTATCATGATTCCATCTTTCGATATAGTACATATCCCCTTTATCATTAAACACGCTTAGAACTGTGTAATCGTCTGCTCTGCCTATGTCAAGACCTGCATACATTCTATTTGTTCTCTCTGCGGATGTTATTGTGATAGGATTAATGAATAAACCACTGCCACCATCAACAAACTCCGCTAGGTACTCCTGTCTAAACACATGATCGGGAAGCGTTGCCCTTGCATCGTCTATTTCCTTTGCATCAATTAGGGGATTGTCATAGGAAGTTAAGTGATAGGATTTGTAAAGAGAATTATCACCTGCTAAATTGAATATTTGATGGAAGTGATTTTTGCCTTTTGGTGTTGAAATTAATAAAACTTTTTTACCACGAACCAATACAGTTGCTCTTAATACTTCTGTCCATGCTTCCGAGTTCATGAATGCAAACTCATCACAAATAAGATAGTCAAAGGTGTTGCCCCTTATGTTATCGTAATTTTCTGCACTAAAAAATTGTATTGAACTGCCAGTAACGTATTCAATAATTAAATCGGAATGGCTTGTTTTCTTTGAGTATATTTCAGGTCGTTTCTCGAATGCTTTGTACGTTTCCTTAAAGACTTTTTTTGATTGCCTATAAATAGGGGACACCCAACCTATCTTAACATTATTGTTATTCAAAGCCCAGAACATCATTTGATTAGTAGCCAGCAATGTTTTACCAAACTGCCTACCGATTGAAAGCACATAGTACTTGTAAGGCTCGTTATTTATCGAATGATGTATCTCCCTCTGCTTCCGATGTGGGATGTATAGTGTTGCTGATGCCAAAATCTGCTTTGAATTTCATGTTTCCTTTAATCTCAACTATATTCTGCTCAATGTACCCTCGCCCTTTTGCTTTGCACTTCAAATAAAACATTGTGCTTAATGGATTGCCCTTTTGAATTTGTTTATGTAAACAACTTTCGGCAAAGTCTAAAGCGATATTTTCAATATCCTTTGCGGCCTTTCGATAAGTCTTATTGTTCTTTAGCCACTCATAGTGAGTACATCTATCAATACCTACCTCCTTACAAGCAGTCGTAACAATGCCTAAACATTTCTCTAATGCTTTTATCATTGCTAACTGCCTTAAATCAAGCTCTTTTTTAGCGTTGGTTTTCGTTGGCTTACTCATTTGTTATTTTGCTTTTTTCTTTGATAATGACTTCATTAACTTAGGTGAAAACGTGCCTCCTGACTTTATGGTGTCGAGAGTCATTTTTTTAATTACCCCTTTTGCTCTGTCAGCCTCTTTGTTCGCCCTCATTTTTCGTGTGGCAATTATTTCTTCATCAATAGGTAGACACTTCCACATCTGCTTTAGGGAATACCAAACAATCGTATTTCTGTAATGATTTAACTTATTTGGAATAATCGAAGTCACCCCATGCAAAAGCTCCTGCCCGTCCATTATAAGAACGGTGTTGTCCGCCAACTCTAGTCTTATATCCAACTCTGGGAAGCAAAGCCCTCCACCTTTGCACCCACCCTTTAGAGTAAGCATTATGGACATAGCCTGTTCAAAGTGCCCAATATCAAAGTGGTATTGTAATTGTGAATTTTTATTGACTATTCCACTTGTAAAGGGAGTGCCTTCAATTTTCCACTCTCTTAAAACTTTTTTTTCAAGTTGATTATTATTTATTTTCCACTCTTCGGGGAAGTACTTTTCGTAAAGAGGTGTTATTTTTTTAACAAATTCACATAAAATATCATGTTCAATTTGGCTCTCTTTTGCTAATGATGTAGCTGAGCACATATTAGCAAATTGCGAGATGCCTCTTTTTGGACGAAGCCCAAAAGTTCTATTAAAGCCACCTGTTACCAGCCCCCTTGACAACCGCTCTACTTTTGAGTATTTAATATTTTTACACGCTTGCCTGACTTCTGATGTATCCTCAGTTAACTTTAAGTATAAGATTTTTGGCTTTCCGCCCGATGTAATTAGGCAGTCATAATCTATAAGTATTGAGCAGTCGCTTTCCTTTGCAGTTGCCTTCATAAATAGCGATAGGTCAATATCCTTTATAGGTAAGTCAATTATTTTCATAGTGTTCTATTAACTTTAAAACGGTTGCTGAGTTATCCTCAAAAATATTATTTTCTTCACCTATTTTTTTTAATTTATCAACAACAACCTTATGTGTGTCATTATCAAAAACTAATAAAATCTGTCTTATTGTGCTGTTTAAGTACTTATCGGCACTATCGCTGTGTTGCTTCAAGTCAACCTCGCCTTCCTCTAAGTTATCAAAAGGAAAACCAACAACTCCCCACTCAATCAATTGCTCGCTATCCCATTCATTCGCCAATAAATCCCAGTCATGCTCACCAAATCCAACATTATCAGCAATAATGAATCGCCTTGTTTCATCCTCTGTTAAGTCTTTAGCCTTCTTAATCCATCCGTTGGGTACTTCGCTATACTTTAGTTCTAATAACGCCTTCAATCGCATATTACCGCCTAAAATCATACTATCATTATCAATTATGATAGGTCGTAAATCCATCATCTTAGGAAATTCTTTTATTGAATTAACTAATTTTTTAAACTTATCGTCCTTAATAAGTCTTGGATTGTTTGGATTAGATTTTATCTCGGAAAGTTTAATCATTTAGTTCTTAGATATTATTAATATTGTTTGTTTATTTATAGAAATCACAGCTTCAAATTCTTTTATTAACGGTAAATCAAAGGCAAATGAAGTACCAATATGTAATATCATAATTGCATTGTGTAAGTAGTTGTTTTAGGCAGCATTTATTGTGTAATTCATTTCTTTACTTTTAAATCCATTAACATTGCCTTTGCCCTTCTCCACATATTAGGTCTGCATTGGTAACATATTCTAGCATCGCAGGATTGACAGTAATATGTTCTCTTGATACTTATATCAGTATCTAGTAACTCGCACACTCTACATATTCCGTTCATACTCTTTAATCTTATTATTTACATCCAACAACATTACTCCTAAGCATCCAGGACACCTTGTATTTATGCTAGTTGAAAATAATGATTCATAAATAAGAACTAAACTATCTGCATCCCCTTTATACTCGCCACATTTAGCGAATAGTTCGCATATATCTTTATAAACTTTTAGCTTGTTGTAATACTCAACTGTCATTGTAATATAGTAAAATTGTTATTTTATTCCTTTGTTTATAAAATAATAGTTATCGCCATACTCTTTTGTCGCATCATGCGGAGGATACACTAGGTAGCCATAAGGAAGTAAAGGTATTGATTCTTTTGCACAAATCATACTTAGAACTGCTTGGTCGTGTCGGTGTCCTCTAAAGCCTTCTCTATTGCTTCGTTCATTCTTAAATGAATAGCCATCCAATGAAGCTTGTTTCCAGCGTTCAAAGATTTCTTTGCCTTTCGGATTAGTGAAGTCAAAAATAATAACACATGCCATTATTTGTTGCATGTTTTCCATTTCCTCATTGGTAACACCTTGCTTCTGTTGTGCTATATCAGAACACCAATATTTTAAAGGATGCCCTAAGTTATCAAATACACAAACTCCATGCTCTTTTGCGTGGTCTAATAGTTCCTGCGGATGCTTAACCATTTGTATAGTTGAATCTACCCATACTACTTGCTCATAACCTAATTTATAAGCTATGTCTATCATTGCAGGTTTAAATTGATACGGTACTTCGCCATGAGTATTAAGTGATTTATCAATAACAATTTTTACGCCCATGTATTCAGAAAAATCTGCATCCAAAGAACGTATTAAGTAATCGCCATCCCATGTTCCTATTGTGGATGCAATCATTCTTTTAAGCCCTTTGTTATAGTCTTCAAGATGCCTGTTATACATATACAAGCCTCTTGAACCAAATGATACTATACATTTCTTATCCATATAAATTATAACATTTTATTTTTTAACAAAACATCCCCTTTGTAATCTTCTACAATTTCAAAATTCGGCATTAATTCTAAAATATTTTCTAATGTAATCTCACCTTCGTATAGTTCAGAATCAGAATATTCAGTATAAAAATATCTTACATTTTTAAATGCTTCTTTTCCACCTAATATTAAATCAACTTCTGCCCCTTGAATATCTGCCCATATAAAATCAATTATTTTATCAGTGAAATTTTCTCTTAATAAGTAATCGTCAAATGTAATTGAATTACAAATTGTATCTTTAAATTTCATTTCTTTGTAATATTGTAATACCATCTTTGGCTTTCGGATAGAACTGGATCCGTAATAACCATCTATAAGACTACCATCTTCTCTTACACCTCCGCCACTACTTTGATAAAATGTAAATGTGCCTGTTTCTGAGCCAACAGCTTCATTGAATGCTTTTACTCTGCTATTTGATTTTAGCTTATCAATTATAGGTTCAATCAAATATTTAACAGGTTCAAATAAATGATAAATATAATTAGGTTTTGCTTTATTTAGAATATCCAACATTATATCTGTATGGTAACCATCACACGCACCAAACTCAATTACAAATGGATTTTCTTTAGTTAAAATTATTTCTTTAAATCTTTCTAAAATTCCCATATTTATTGTCTTGCCATTATTAAATTTTCAGCGTTTACATGAACAACTTTAAAGCCTGTAAAGTTACTAATATAATCAATATATTTCTGCGTTTCTTTACCATTTGTTTCAACGCATACCATAGAACATTTAACCTTGTCTAAGTCTATTTGACTAATCACATCATAGTCGTTTCCTTCCGTATCAATGGATATGAAGTCGTAAGTGTCATAAGGCGAAATTTCCATAAATGTTTTGAAGTCAAAGACTTCCACATCAATAGGTTTGAACTCAAAATCTGTATCCTTCCAGCGTTCCATTTCGGAATCAATTAAAGTAGAGTAATAAGTTGGATTTGCATTCAGCTGAAAGATACCATTTGCTTTGCCTATTGCAATTTCAAAGCAGAATACTTTACTATATTCTATACAGTTTTTTTCTAGTTTTTCAGAAATAGTTGGATGTGGTTCAACACAGCACCCTGCCCATCCTAGTTCAACTAAGGCTCTAGTGTTGCTCAACTCTTTGCCATCGTAAGCCCCTAAGTCCAGGAACGTGCCTTGTTTATCTTTAAAGTGATTTAGGATGTATTGTTCCTCTTGATTTTGTGAGTACATATTATTTATTTTCAACAAATTTATAATGATAAACTGGTTCTGTTATTCTTGATTCTGTTTTCAAAACACCTGAATCATTTATACGTTTAGCCCATTCGTAATCCTCGCCAATAGTAACATTCAGAAATTTAAAATCTTTTATTAGTTCTTTTTTCATCGGTGCAATATGGTTTGGGAATCTGTCAAATACGTGCATACCGTTTAACTCCTTAACTCCATAACCAAAGCCTAGCCCCATATCCCAAAACTGCTGACCATGTCCATTTGTACTCATGTAACCATTAATCGGTATTACATCGGGATTGCTTTCAATAGCTTTTAAAATTAAACTAATATAATTATTGCTCGGTTCGTCATCGTCATCCATGAATACAGTGTACTTGCCTTTAGCATTTTCAATTAACCTGTTTCGCTTTGCCCCTGTTGTTGCTTCTCTATTGTCTTCATCAATTAATATCTCTACCATTCCGAATGCTTGGCAGTCTTTTATTTGCTTGTTTAAAAGTGAAACAACATTCAGTAACTGGTTTGTCCTGCTCTTTAAAGTAGGTATTAAAATAGAGAGTTTATAGTCCATAATTCATTGCTTTGCGTTTAAAATATGTTGCTTGGTCAATAGGGTGAAAGCTCTCTGTATATCGGTATTGTTCATCATTAAACGCATTCCCATTGGCAGGATGCAAATGTACAAAAATATTTTCATTAATAAATTTATAGCAGTTTAAAATCTTTGCCACGTCCATTGTTTCATTGTCGCAATATACAGAGCAATAATCAGGATGGTAAATGTAATTAAATCGTGAGTAATATTCCATTCCTAATATTGACAATGAAATAAGCTTATCCCCTGTTGTGCCATCGGGGAAGTGAATACATTGATCCCAATTATTGCCAATAGCATTCATAATGTCACTGTCAAATCCTTTTTTTGTAAACATCATATCGTCTGACATATTTACTATAATATCAGCGTTGCTGTTTAAAATGTATTCGTGTCCCCTGTTGATAGCATCTACCTTGCTTTTAGATTCCCCTAATAAAACCGTACAGCCTGTGAAATCGTAATCCTTTAGCGTTGTGTCATTGTCATCTACAATAGCCAGTATTTCAAAGTTAGCTGAATGGGAATTTTCAATTATAGATTCTACACCTCTGCGGAATAGCGCAGGTCGGGATCGGGATGGATAGTTATATAATATTTTCATAAATGTATGTATGTTTTTTTATGTTCTTTAAAAAATTTGTTCCAGTTGTTTTTAACATGGATTTGCTTTTCTGCATCGCTTATACTAGATGTGTTGTTCTCAGCATAGTCTAAAGAATACAAATACTTATGTGTATCTGTTAGTGATGTATATTGATGGACAGTAATCCCTGCCTTATGTATTCTAATACTATAATCAGCGTGTTCGAAGCCATACATTCCATACTTCTCATCGAATGCGCCAACATTATCAATACATTCCTTTGTCATGAACATAAATACACCTCCGCAATTCGCATAAACAATGCCATCACCATTAAATCCTAAAGCATCATGATTATTGTTTAAATATAGTAAATGCTTGAAACCACTGTTAATAAAGAACTCTGTCCATCCCTTTTTTATTGGGAAACAATCGTCATCGAATAGGAATACATAATCACAATCTCTCAAAGCCCTTAGACATTCATTCTTACGTGCTGCAATCCCTTTTCTGTCTAGGTCTGTATCTTCGGCAATATACAACTTGATGTTATCGCCTTCCGTATATTTTAAATAATTTTCTAGCCAAAGTGCTTTTATTTTTGGTCTATTGTACGTTGTTACGCCTATCCCTATTGACATATAGATTTGTATAATTGATTTCTAATAATATTCACATTATCCATGTTGTATTTATCTTTAACAGTTTCATGCAATGCTTCCGCTAGTTCCTGAACTCTATTAGGATTTAATATTAAAGATTTCATAGCTACTCCCCAGCCTTCGTTACGTTTGTTAGGACTAATTAAAATAGAGTTGTTGCGTTTGCAATCAATAGTATAAGGCATCACGTTTGAAACTATTACAGCCTTCTTAAAGAATCCTGCTTCAATTATTTTAATTTGTGATTTGAAGCTATTAAAATTATGTTCAACCAATGGCACCAGTGCAACATCAATCTCGTTGTATAGTGTTCCGTATTGAAATACTGATTTACCCCATAAACGCTTGTATGGTTGCTCGTTTGCAATCTCATTGCCTTGTTCTATGTATTGAGATAGATACTTCCTGTAAATGTCTGATTTAATGTTTTTGTATTCGTTTGTAAAAATTACTTCTAAAAATTGATATACTTGATTAGCACCAAACCCCCCTAAACATAATTGAAACTTATCACTTTTTACACCTTTAAAAACTTCATTAAAGCCTTCGTACATCAATCTAATATCTTTATGGTGATAGATACCACCAATCCAACCTAAACGCAACCTATCTGCGCTTACAGGTTTGTTTTCAAATTGCTTTTCTGTTGTATCAACTGAATTAGAAAGCACCAATACATTAGTGTTGTGCTGTTTTATCCGGTCCGCAAAGTGTTCAGTAGTACAAGTTACATAGTCAGCTAATTCCAACCCTGTAACCGTTTGCTCTGCTATTTTATTATCTTCGTATGCCTTGAATAGTTCGTGTGTTGGATGTAGCTTCCAGTAGTCATCAATATCAATTACAACCTTGCATCCTGCATTTTTGCAACGTAGAATAATATCCTGCGTTTTAAATTGATAGTCTATAATCCTTAGAAATGATACTATTTGAAAGTCTTTTAACTCCTCATCACTAACTATATTAATATCATGGCAGCGGATAACTTCATACTCACCGGGATAGTTTCTCTCAAGGTTTGTATGCGGTATTAACTGCCTATGATAGGTTAAACCTGTCGCTTGTTGTTGAACTATTAATAGTATTCTTATCATTTATATTTCTTATTATTTTTTCTCTTAGTGTAATTATATGCTTACGTACTGTCTTGTATGGTATTTTAGTTCTGTTTGCCACCTCTTGATATGAGCCACATTCAGCATATATCTCTAATAGTTTTGCTGATGCAGGATAAATATTCTTTGAGTTACAATAGATTACTTCCTTCCTTAGTTCCTCCTCCACATCTACAAAAATACTTTCATCAATTACTTCGTATTCAAACATATCAGCATACACCACCCTGTCTTTATATTGTTTGTTGAACTCGCTTCTTTCACTCTTTGCATTGATGTAAATGATTCTAGCAACATACATTCTAAGCCCTCCCGATTCACTTAATGCAATCAACTTATCTTCATTCATTTCCATCAAATAAAGAACTACGTATTGAAATAAGTCTTTGTAAATATCGCCAATGCCACAAACCTGCTTACAATAATTTAGGTATTGTTTATCCTTGTAAATACCTTCTATTATTTTATTGCGTTTCATTTCGCAAAATTAATTTATTATTTCGAATGATGAATAACTTTTAATATATTCCTCTGAAAAGAATGCTACAAAGTAAGTCATTGTTTTTTTATTAGCAACTAAAAACACATTGCGTAAGCTTTTATCCCTAACTTTTATTTGATATTCTTTTTTTGCTTTATCATAACTGCATTGATTTATCCGTTCGATACTGATTTCAGTTTGTTGGTTCATATTATTTATTTTTAAGAATTAATATTTCTGATAAAAGTTTTTTATTTAAAAAATCTAACTTAATTTGCTCTTTTGTAATTTGCTCAATAAATTCATGCAGCTTGTAAATGTGAGTTATTATTCCATCTGCTATCTTTATTTTATTTTCAGCATCGGGATAATTGCCATCCAGGTTCTTTTCTTTTGCTTGGTTCAACTTTAGTTCCATTTCGGAACGTAAGTACTCCATGTCGTATAAAATTGTTCTATCTATCATTTAAAAGGGGAATTGCTCTATTGGTTCATTTTTTATTGATTCAGTCCAGTCATTACTCGGCTGTAATTTACTTTCATTTAATCCTTTTGGTAGAAAATCGTTCATCGTTTCGCAGGAATATAGCTTTTGATTGCCTTCAAAACAGTAATATCTATTCTTTTGCCAGTCCCAAAATATTGATGCCTTGCCAGTTTTACCAACTCCTTTAGGTTTTGATTTTTGTATGATTACATGACCTTCATTATGTGCGTAGTTCATTCCGTTGCTATCTTTTTGCCAAATATAAGGCTTATAAATTAATATCATTGTGAATGCTCTGCGCCACCATGTCCTGCCACCTGCCCATTGTGTCGGTAGTGCAGGTGGTAAATAACTATTTCCTGTATCTTTATCCTGCTTTGGCATTACATCAGCAACGTGATTAATTAAAATATCAATTCTTTTGTGCTTTTTAGACGATATGCGGACTTGTTTTAGTGCATAGGCTAAGTATTTATCTTCCCGACCTCCAAAGGCTGTAACATCGTCTTTTATATCGTTAAATGGATCAAAGGTGGTGGTATCAAATCTTATCATTAGTTCATCCTCGCATTGTTCAACTAATAAATAGAACTCATCAATACTAAAATCTTTATCATGATCTGCAATGATAAAATGCTCTGAAATAAAATACTCTGCTTTTATTTTTTCGGATTCAGTAGCCCATTTGTAAGGTTTCTGTAAATACTTATGTAAAAGTTCATGATAGATATGCTCTATGTTGCCACCTTCACCACAATAGATGAAATGCTTCCATCCGTATTTTATACTGGTATTCATCAATATTTCAAAGCAGAACTCTGTTTTACCTGCGCCAGGATTACCTGCAATAAACAATGGATACCCTTTCTTTAGCATAAATAACGAATCTAAGCATACTAATCCTGTCGATTTAAGGTTTTCCAATCCGTTCTCGGAGAATGCCTTTAATTCGTTTATTTTATTTTCTAGTCTAAAGTAGCCCATCTGTGTACGTATTTATTTTATTCATTTTTTGATATGCTATAAAAATATTCTGTATTCCTTTTTTGCTATCATAGGCAATATGCCCCATCTTCATTTTGTCAATTATTTCCTTTAGTAGGTAGCTGCTCATACCGGGAGCTAGTTCAGTTAAGCATTTAGCCCATCCTTCTAGCATACTATCAGAAATGGGATAGGCAACCAAATAATTGACATGATATAATTCTTTAATTAAATTAGTTGTGGTATTTGCTAATTGGCTTTCCGTTGCTGTCCTTGTTAGTTCCATTTTGATTGTTTTTAAGTTCAAATATTCCTTGCCATCCATTTGCCATAGACTGGTTAATTATTTCGATTGCAGTTTCATTGTTATTATTTGATAGCTTTATTAATTTGTTTTTTAGTGCTTCCTTAGAAGTTTCTACGATTGGTTTCTTTAGTTCCTTTCTAAATTTATAAAAATTATTCAAAGCAATTTCTAAAGGTGTAATATTATTATTTAATAATATTATCTCACTATCACTATCACTATCACTATCGGGT